TATTCGTTCAATTATGTAGTATTGCACATCTTGTGCAAATCAAATAAAACTCAAGTATGTCAAATAGATGTATATTGATTATTTCAGATACCCATTGTCCTTATCATCACGAAGATTTAATTCCTTTTTTAACTGCAATTAAAAAAAAATACAAACCTGATCGTGTAGTACACATAGGTGATGAAACTGATAAACACGGTTTAAACTTTCACGGTCAAGACCCTGACTTACCGAGTGCAGGAGATGAGTTATACGAAGCTAGAGAAACCATCCACGCCATTGAAAAACTATGGAGCAAGGTAGATGTCTTACATTCCAATCACGGAAGCTTGGCATACCGTAGAGCTTTTAAAGCGGGACTACCTAAAGCCTATATGCGAGATTACAATGAAGTCTTAGAAGTAGGCAAAGGTTGGAAATGGCACAACGAACTCACAATAAAATTACCTGATGGCAATGACGTACACTTTCATCACGGTAAATCAGCAAACATTTTAGCAGTAGGACAAAAGCAAGGCACTTGTTATGTTCAAGGGCATTTTCATACCAAGTATGGCATTTCCTATTGGGGAAATCCATCATCACTTTTATGGGCTATGCAAGTAGGATGTTTGATTGACAAAGACGCATTGGCTTTTGCGTATGACAAAGTATTTAAAGATAGACCTATTATAGGTTGTGGAATAATCATAGATAGCCAACCAAAACTTTTACCAATGGTATTGAATAAAGGTGGAAGATGGAATAAAATCTGTCCGTGAAAACATTAGACCGACAAGAAAGTGGAGATCACTACAAAAGGTTTATAATCCAACCTGCAGAGTTTATTAATATTAACAATTTACCCTATGCTGAAGGCAACGTCATAAAGTACGTATGTAGGCACAAATTTAAGGGTAAAAAAGAAGATATAAAAAAGGCTATACATTATTTGGAAATGATTATAGAAAGGGACTATGAGTAGCGTGGCGAGAATGGAAGTGCCTAACAGGATGAGATCCGTTAATGTGCGTATGCTTATTGACACTATGCCTATAGTTTCCACAATAGATTATGACGTGTCTGAGTCTGGTATTTTACCAGTAGCAGTATGGGTAAAAACAAAAAAATCAGAATCTACACTAGACAGAGAGCTTAGAAGCTCTGGAAAAGCAGTATCTTTACTTTTACAATATGGGTGTTCTTTAAAAGAAATTTCAGAAACTTTTACAAGAGATAGCATTATTGGTTCGGTGGTGTGGTATTTAAACAAAAATTTAGACGATATTCTTTTAGGCAATCAACCCGAAAAAGTACCCAATTTATCCACACAACCACAGGGATATACTATTAAGTGAACAATAAACAATTCTAAATGAAATTAATACTTGGAGATTGTTTAGATGAAATGTCAAAACTACCAGACAATTCAATAGATTTAATTATAACTAGCCCACCTTATGAGGATATCACTGGTGCAGGGTATGTTGCAAAAAATAAAGATGTGTTATTTTTAAAACTTTATTTAGAATTTTTAGATAAAGTGTTTACCGAGTATTACCGAATATTGAAAAACAACGGACAAATCTTTTTAAACATTAAGAGCAAAACGCTAAAAAAAAATTTGAGAACGCCACATTGGATTGAATTTTCTGAAAGTTTTCAAAAATTAAATTTTAAATCTTTTATTATTTGGAAGTATGCGGGTTCATTTGACAGCACAAAATCTAGGTTTCATTTAGATTATGAGATTATTTATCATTTATCAAAGGGTGATGATATTTATTTAAACCAAGAAACAGACATACACGATCCGCTATCAAGTGTTTGGTATGTGCCACACAATATAAAAAAAAGTGAAAGAGTGCATCCAACCCAAATGCCTACTGCTTTAGTAGAAAGAATTTTAAAAGTTGCATCAAGACCCAATGATACAGTTTTAGATAATTTTATGGGTAGTGGAACAACTGGCGTTGTATGTAAAGAACATAATTTAGATTTTATTGGTATTGAAATTAATCCACAAAACTATGAACTATCAAAGAAAAGAATAAATGAACGATATTAAAGAACGTATAAAAGCACACGAAGGCTATAGGTTAGAGCCTTATCATTGTACCGAAGGACACCTTACTGGTGGCTGGGGTCATAAGATATTAGATGGTGAAGAAGTACCTAAATCTGAGGAAGGGTGGCAAAACCTATTTAATAACGACTTTGAAAAGGCGTTTAATGGAGCAAATTCGCTCATAGGAGAACATTTAGAGAACACTGAATGGTCGGAGCTACCTGAACCCAAAAAACACGCTATAACAGGCGTTTTAACGGAAATGTGTTTTCAGCTAGGACAAGCAGGAGTTGGCAAATTTAAGAAAATGTTTGCTGCACTTGGCAAATGCGATTTTAAAGAAGCTGCTACACAAATGAGAGATTCACGCTGGAACAAACAAACTCCAGCACGTTGCTTAGAACTAAGCGGCATTATCCAAAACTTATAAGGAAATATTATGTTACAGATGTTGATTAAACCCCTTTTAGGGGTCGCTGGTGATATGGTTAAAGGCGTAATAGAAACTAAGAAAGCCAAATCAGAAGCAAAACTTACAGAGATTAAAGCTGCTACTGCACTTAAAGAACAGCAAATTGCTGGTAAAGTGTCGTGGGAAGCATCAGCAGTCAATCAGATGGAAGGATCGTGGAAAGACGAGGTGAGTTTAGTAGTGCTACTTTTACCTGCTGTTCTCGTATTTATTCCTGGTTGTCAAGAGTTTGTAAAAAGTGGTTTCATAGCTCTACAAGAACTTCCTGAATACTACCAACACCTATTATACATTGCTATCTCAGCGTCATTTGGAATTAAGGGCGTAGGATCAGCAGCTAAGATGATTAAAAAGAAATAATTGTGAATGTATTTCATAATTACCGCAATGCTATTCTTCAGTAGTTCTGAACAAGTTATTTATACACAATACGATAAAGCTACATTTGATTCCGTACCTACTTGCCAAGAGTTTTTATTTCACAATAAAGTTCAGCTCACATTAGAACTTTTTGATAACCACAATCAAGAGGGAGATATGAAAGGGTATGAGTTTTTTTGTGAAAGTCGATACTCTAGTGAACCAAAAAAACCAGGACAAGAGATATGAAAAATATATTTATTATCGTATGCGTAACCATAGCAATGCTGTTTGTATTTGGTGCATTGTTTGATAACGCAATGGCAGATGTTACTAATACAGGAGCCACGACAAACGATCAGGTAAACTCAACAGGGTCTAATACCGCTATCACGGGTGGATACGAAAGCACTTCTAGCACAACATATCAATCAGGCAGTTCATCTAACACCACAAGCACTTCTACAACAAACAACAATTCTTATACTGGCGATACACGTACTGTACCATCAGCATCTGCTCCAGGAATATCAGCCATGTCGCAAGACCTTTGTACTGTTGGAGTTGGTATAGGAATACAAAAACCTTTAGTAGGTGCAAGTATTGGTATCACAAAAAGAGATATGAATTGTGAAAGAATGAAATTATCTAAACTGCTTTTTGATTTTAATATGAAAGTTGCTGCAGTTAGTATTTTATGTCAAGACGCAAGAGTTTTTTCTGCCATGGCTCACGCAGGAACTCCCTGCCCTTTCAACGGTAAAATAGGAGGAGATGCCCTAGACGAGTGGAATAAGTATGATGAACAAAGACCAGACTATGAGGAATATACAAAAGCTCTTAGATATATGGAGGAAGTAGATTCACAGATTACGGAGGCAATGGATGATAAGGAAGCTTATATTGTTGATGGCAACGGTAATCCTGTTCAACTCGGTAGCGAATAGTGAAACCGTAACCTTAGAAGATACACCTCACGCAGGAGATACTACAGTAATCGAAACTATTACAACAGGTAATCCTGTAGTCACTAATAATTTATTATCACAACAATGGAATGATGGTACTTGGACAGGAGATATGTTTCCTGACTCATCAGACATAAATGAAAACATTTATCTTACAGGCAAAGATGGTAAGTATGCAGAATCTACAGTTAACTCTCAAGACATTTTAACCGAACAAGAACTACAACAAGGTTTAACTTCAACACTAACCGCTAAAGTACGCTGGTGGAATCAATGGGAAAGCACTATTGAAATGCGTCAGACTGCAACAAACGGTATTGATACAACTACTCAAAGTATAATTTTACAAGATACAACTAATCATAATAATCAATTTAATTCTCATACTAATACTTTAGTTATTGCACCAGATGCAGAAAACTCACACGGTACACTAACTACAAGATTTACATTTGATATAGATAATGCTGCTGGAAATTGGAACAATGGGCATAGTGGACCAGATATTATACAACCGGATTTAAGACTTAGTTATTCTGCATTAAGCTCAACTACTGTTACTACAGTAACTCATTGCTACGAAAAGACACCACCTACTTGTCCTGGACAAGACGAACTAGCAGAAGTTGAAAACATAATAGACACCTTTGAAGATGATTTACAAGATTTATACTTTGAAGATTTGTATTATGAAGAACAAACATTCATACCAGAAAGCATAGACTTTGAATACTCATTCAATCCTGAAATCTTTGAGGAAGAAGATTTTAAAATGGAAGATGATTATTTAGCGTTTGATGATTTTTTTTTTGAAGAGCAGTTCTTTGAAGATGACTATTACGAAGAATTTGAGTTGGAAGAATACTTTCCAGAAACTCTTGCTTTTGAAGAAGTAGAGTTCTTTGATGAGATGCCAGAGATTGAAATGTTTGATGAGCTTCCACCGATTGAGGAAACATTCTTTGAGGACGAAATGTACTTTGAAGAAGAGATGTATATGGAAGCCTTTACTGACGATGCTTTTATTGAAGAGTTTGACGAAATGTTTGCAGAAATGCCAATGGAAGATATGAACATTGATATGGCAGAAGAAATGTTTGAGGAAGCATTTGAAGAATACTTTGAAGAAGAGCCTCCTATGGAAATAGTAGAGGAAGTTTTTGAGGAAGAAATAATTGAAGAGCCTATGGAAAAACCTGCAGACGTTGCTGTAGCTGAAGAGCCAATGGAGGAAGAGATTGAAGAAATTAAAGAGCAACCCAATAGCGAAAGCGTTGTTGCAGACGAACCTACTGAAACCACAAGTGTTGCCAAACAAGAGGAAAATAACGAGGAGTCAGTTGAAGTCGCAGATGTTAAAGGAGATACAACTGAAGAACCAAGTGTTGTCAAAGAGGATATTTCAGAACCAGAATTAAAATCTGAGTTAGACATCAAAATTGCTGCAATAGAAAAAGTTATTAAATCTCAAATCAAAGACAGCGTACAACAAACAACAGCAACATTAAATGTAATTAATGAGGTTGTTAGTCGTGAGATGGTGGCAATGCAACCTGATATGTCAAGTTATGCGAATATGAATCAAGAGTTGTTTGATGACAGACAATTACCACAAGGCAATTTAGATTTCTTTATGCAAGTAAGTTTAGCCACTTACGATAAAA